TGGATATTATGGGGGGTTCAGCGCTGTAGGCAACTTGAGAACTTATGGACAATATGCGGATGATTCGACATTTGATATTGTGCCTGTGTGGCAGAACAAGCTTCAATCAATGGCCTATGAGGATGCGCTGAATGTGCGCGTATCTCACTGGTCTTACGAAATAAAAGATAATAAGATTCGTATTCAGCCTACGCCCGATGGTACAAGCCCTCCAAAATATTGGTTTTATTTCACGGTGGAAAGCGCGCCCTGGGAGGCGTCGGGATCCGCCGGCAAATCTGTTGTGGGCATTAATAATGTTAATACGCTGCCGTTTCAAAATGTGGCATACACCAGTATTAACTCCATTGGTAAGCAGTGGATTCGAAGGTTTGCTTTGGCGCTAGCAAAAGAAATGTTAGGTCAGGTCCGCGGCAAGTTCGCAACAGTACCGATTCCAGGGGAATCAGTGACCTTAAACGCTGCAGACCTCCTAGGGCAAGCGAAAGCAGAACAAGACGCCCTTCGCGAGGAACTCAAGACTACCTTTGATGAGCTTACATATACGAAGCTGGCGGAGAATGATGCTGCTTTGTCCGATAATGCTGAAAAACTTTTATCTGATATCCCAGCCGGCATCTACGTAGGGTAGTTAAATGGCCAATGATCCGAACGATAAATGGACGCAGCCCGCAGCGCCGCCTCCTCCCATGTTCTTTGGGAAGAAGGAGCGCGATCTGGTTAAGCAGGTTAACGATGAACTTGCAGAACGAGTCATTGGCCAGACTGTAGTCTATTATCCTATTGATGTGGAAAAAACTAATTTTCACAATCTCTATGGGGAGGCTGTTAATAAAACATTTTTGCCGCCCGTGCGTGTGTATGCATATGTTGAGGTTGAAAACGAACAAACCAACGATAAGTATGGGTACGAGTACCAAAGCAAGCTAACGGTTCACTTTCACCGGAAGAGGCTCACAGCGGATCAGAATCTGTATGTGCGACCCGGTGACTTTGTACAGTATGGCGACAAACTGTATGAAATAGTTAAGACATTTAATGATACCAGATACTATTTCGGACAGGTAGACCACAAATTCCAAGTAAGCGCCGAGTGCGTGAGAGCCAGAAAGGGGACCTTCGATGCCACGTAGCAGATCAATATTAACACAAGAAGAAATTGAACATCCTGACAAGTATGACAACACAGGAGTCAAGGATAAATCTATTTTACATGAAATAGAGTTCATGTCGTCAACACTGGAGACTATTGATTATGCTGTCTATGATTATATGAATGAAAGAATGAAACTAGCTACGACGTCTAACAGTGGCTTTAAAAAGATTCCTATTGTGTGGGCCTCCGCGGAACGTTCTTTCCAGATAAAAGGAAACAAGAATCTGAGGGACAAAGAAGAGACCCTTATTTTGCCGATGATGACCATCGAGCGCAAGTCGGTAACAAAGGAGTTAGATAAGCGCGCCATTCCATATGCTAATGTTCCTCCACAAGCTGATGTCAGAGGGGGAAGCATCACTATCGCCCGACGCATTAACCAGAAAAAGACGGCAGAGTTTCAGGATAACTTGGCTCGACGAAAATACGTCGATGGAACCGTTACCGGGAAAGGCAGCGGTCAGAATACTTTTCCTAAGATTGTTGACAAAAGGACGGTTTATGAGACCATTACGATTCCCCTTCCTGTGTGGGTCACGGCTACCTATGAAATAAGCCTTAAAAGCGAATATCAACAGCAAATGAATGACTTGGTGACTCCGATGATTAGGCAAGGAGGCATGAACAGCATGCCGCATCGCCTGAAGAGAGATGGCCACAAATATGAAGCGTTTATAAAGGGCGATTTTGTGAACAATTCTAATACAAATGCCCTAGAGATGAATCAACGCATGTATGAAACCGTGATAACTATGGAGGTCCTTGGATATTTGATCGGCGACGGCCCCAACGAGGAACGACCAAAGGTGGTGATCAGAGAAAATGCAGTTGAGGTGAAAATCCCCCGCGAGCATGTAATCTTGGGTGATATAAATGAATATTTGAGTGATGAGGGGTTTTATAGAGATTAGTCGGGCTCTTCCTACTTCGCTTCACTATTTACTTAAGAAATTGGTGTAAAAATTAACTATTTAATTTTGATGAAGAAGGAGATGCCAAATAATGTCTGTAGATAAGTTTAGATTTGTATCGCCCGGCGTTTTTATTAACGAAATCGATCAGTCGCAAGTGCCCCAACAACGGGTATTTCGAACGGGCCCCGCTATTATCGGCCGAACCGTTAAAGGTCCCGCAATGCGACCGATCACGGTTAGTTCGTTTAGCGAATTCGTAGATTTTTTTGGAAACCCAAGCCCGGGCGGTCAGGGCGGCGATGTTTGGAGAGACGGAAACAAGTCTGCTCCCACGTATGCTGCCTATGCGGCCCAGGCATATCTCTCGAATGATGCACCTGTAACTATTGTTAGACTCCTAGGAGACGAAAGCCCCCAGAAGACTGCTGCTGGCAGTGCTGGCTGGGTATATCCGGCCTCAACCGCCGACAACCCAGGAGGAGCGTACGGCCTTTTCGTCTTTAATAGCCAGAGCGCCGGCGCGGGTTCACCAGCCGCGGGCATGCATATTACCGGCACTCTTGCTGCTGTATGGTATCTTAGTAGTTCTGCTAACATTGCGCTGGTTGGGGTCGGTTTCACCCCCGAAGACACCGCGACGACCTCGTCGACCGCCGCGATACTTAAGCCCGCAACGACCGCAGGACAGAAAGAGTTTAAAGTTAGAATATCCGGCGACGGCTCAATCGGCACCATTGTAGAGTCCACCTTTAACTTTAATGAAACAAGTGGTCGCTACATCCGCAAGGTCTTTAATACAAACCCACAACTCGTTAATGACAGCATTACAACGACCGCCAATAAAGAATATTATTTCTTAGGCGAAACATTCGAAAGAGGAGTCACAGACCTCCTAACGTATGGGTCGGACGATATGTTTGGGTGTATTGTAGCCTTGTCAAGTTCTGCTGGCGGCAACCCCAACAACTTCGCAACCGGCTTCAAGATGCCACAGACTCCGCCCATCGTTGCGCAAGACCAAAATAGTAACTATGCGCTGTTTGATATCAACAGCACACCAAAAGAACTCTTCAGCATAGTGGCTCGCGATCAGGCAGAGTGGGCGCAGAATAATCTTAAGATTTCACTGCTGGATATTAAGCAATCTCCTAATCCCTCCTTCGAGCCCTACGGTAAGTTTTCCTTACTAGTTCGGGACATGATGGACACTGATGCTAATCCGGTTATTCTGGAACAGTATAACAATTTATCCCTCAATCCTAACTCTCCCAACTATATTGGACGCCGGATTGGCGACAAGTATGTTTCTTGGGATACGACCAATAGGAAGTATCGAGAGTATGGACAATATGACAATGTCTCTCGGTATATTCGAATGGATATGGACGTTTCTGTTGATGGTGGCAATGTAGATCCGTCCCTCTTGCCTTTCGGATTCAAGGGAATTCCAAAGAATATCGGCTTTAACTTTAACTCTGGCTCAACTACTTTTAGAGAGCTGGACTTGGCCAACGCCAGCACGCCCGGCACGGCCTTTGCAGACGCTTACGCTAAAGGCAGCGGCAGCGTTTGTAGCGCATCGTACGGCGACTCAGTGCTCGAAGACGGGGCCATTATTGACATTGGCAGCGGCTCACACGCCGCAGACGACCAGAGACTGACGGCGAGCTTCGCTTTCCCAATGCTTCCATTGCGCCACTCTTCCTCAGATGGCCAGATGATAGACACTACCAAGGCATACTGGGGCATGCAGAACACCACGACGGCCACTTCTTTGATAGCTGATCGGTCGGTTATCGATCTATTGCGCATGCGTCCGCTTGGCACGAACCGTCTTGATCCTTCAGATGACGATTGGGCCGAACGAGGTCCGGGGTTCTCTCTAGACAACGTCTGTTTTGATACTGACACTCAGGCTGCTTATTATCAGGGTGGCCCGGCTGGCACCGTCGGCGCCCCCTTCTACGGCTACCGCCAGGCTGCTGGAGTGTATAATAATGGTCGCACCACGAACAAATCCATGACCGCCCTGAGTGGCGCCTATACAGAGGTCCTAGACCAGAACTATAACCGCTTTACGGTTCCCATGTTTGGTGGCTTCGACGGATTCGATATTGCCGAGAAGGAGCCCTTCAACAATGTCCGGGCACTCGGCGGCGAAGCCCCCGATTCCGCACCTAACGATCGTGCACTTCCAATGCTTTACACAGTAAAGAAGGGAATCGATACGATAGCGGACCCTGACGTTGTTGACATTAACTTGCTAACAGTGCCTGGAATGACTCCACGAGCAGTTACGAACCACGCTTTGAGGGTTGCGCAGGATCGCGCTGATACTTTAGCTATCATTGACCTAGAGGGCGGCTTCGTCCCGCAGGCTGAGAACACTGATGCATTCAGTGCGAGGGCAGGCAGTACGGCTAATACCATAACTTATCTGAAGGCACGAAACCTTAATAACAGTTATGGCGCATGCTACTATCCATGGGTACAGTCACGCGACACGCTTCTTGGAAGCAGCATATGGCTTCCGCCGTCCATTGCGGCGCTCGGAACTTATGCCTCTTCGGCACGGACATCTGATCTTTGGTTTGCGCCCGCAGGGTTTAATCGCGGAGGCCTCAGTAGAGGCGCCGCAGGGGTACCGGTCGTATCGGTGCTAGAGAAGCTCACAAGCAAACAAAGGGACGATCTCTATGAGGTTAACATTAACCCCATCGCGTCGTTCCCCGCAGAAGGAATCGTCGTCTTCGGCCAGAAGACGCTACAGGCGACCCCCTCTGCGCTGGATCGTATTAATGTACGACGACTTCTAATCTACTTGAAGAAGCAGATTTCTATAATCTCGACTACAATTCTGTTCGATCCAAACATCCAGGTAACGTGGGATCGATTCTTGGCATCGGTAGAGCCACTGCTCAGGTCGGTTAAGGCGCGTTATGGGCTGCAGGAGTATAGAGTCATTCTAGACAGTACTACTACAACGCCGGATCTTGTGGACAGAAACATCATGTACGCGAAGGTGCTACTTAAGCCCACAAAGGCAATCGAGTTTATTGCACTTGATTTCGTAGTAACAAGCCAAGGGGCATCATTTGATGACTAAGAAAACTAGGTGGATTTATTCTACCCCACTATTTAAAACGAACGGGAGTAACTAAGACAATGGCTGGAGAATTTTGGAACAACGCCGCGATGGAGCCAAAGCGATCACATCGCTTTTTGATTCAGTTTGACTTGCTCGGGCTGGGAACATCTCAGATTTACGGGAGGAAGGTAAGCAAGCCAGCCTTTGAAATTGGTCAAAGCGAGCATAAGTTCCTTGGCCAGACTTACTATTATCCCGGTGCAGTGACATGGACCGATGTGACTGCCACCCTAGTGAATGCCGCGACGCCCGATTTTGACGCCGTTTTGGCGGCACTCCTGCGTTCGGCCGGCTATATACAGCCTGACGAGATATCAAGGACGGGCAACGTCGATGAAGCTGGTACTCTCAATAAGTTTGACGCTGTTACTTCGCTCGGTAGTGTCCTCATTAAAGAGCTTGATGGGGACGGCCGAACACTCGGCACTTATCAACTGCAGAATGCGTGGATAAAGTCCATTAGCTATGGAGAGCTTGATTATTCTTCAGAAGATCTATTAACTGTAGATCTGGTTTTCCGCTACGATTGGGCCACTTATAAGAAATCCAGCGCCGCTGCCGGCTAGCAGGCAATAGTCGATGCCGACCAGTTTCGACGGCTGGGCCAATCCCTATTACGAGCCAAAGCGCCCGTATAGATTTCTTGTACCGTTTCCTATCTTCCTTCCGAAAGGAACAGGTAAAATCAGCGAGATATTCGGAGTTGCGGGCAATCTCCGGAGCCCGAAGAGATCTAGGTTTGGTAAAGACTGTTACTTCCCCATGTTCTGTACTTCGGTTACAAAACCACAGATAACCACAGAGGCATTTCGAATCAAAGACCCGGCCAGCGGCGTCTTCGTGATCCGCGGTGAGCAGCCGACGGTCTTTGATTTTGCGCCTGTAGAAATAGAGCTATTAGATACTTATAGTCATGATATAGAGGCCTCCTTGATGGCTATGTTATATGCTTATGGTCAACTAGCCACCCCACAGGCGGGAAAAGCAGACGATCCTCGACGGCAGGCAGCCGGTAAGCTTATACCCATTAGAAACCGAGATGGCACAGGTGACAACGTCTTTGAGATTATTGAGTTGTTAGACCAAAGCAGATACACCACCGCCGGCGAAGACCCGTTCGTATCTGTGGACATCATGGAGAACCAGGGGAAGAGATCGCCCATCGCCCGTAAGATTCTATTGTACAATCCTTATATTGCAGGAATAACATTAGGGACATTGAGCTACAAAGAAACAGACTTTTCTACTGTTAAGGTACAGATTGTATACGATAGTGCTGATTATGAGTATTATGCTCACCGCGCGAACGAGACTGGCCTGGACGTAGAACTGAGCCGTACCGATTATGTGTTAAATAAGCGTCTCGAAGAGACGAGAAGAGCGCGCCTTCTAACAAACGAGCAGGCCGCCAAAATCGGCGCCGCAGGGATTCACAGGGAGGCCGCGCTCGAAGGCAAGACCATCGGTGAAGTAACTGCTGAGCGCCGCGCAGCCGCTACAGCCGCAGAGCGCGCCGAGTTCGACAGAACCCAGGCGATTCAAGACATGTCCCCTGCCGACCGCGCGAACGCCCAGGCTCTCGCGCAGGCTGCTGGTGCTGATCCTGCCGCCATCGCCGCAATGACCCCCGCTGAGCGCGCTCAAGCCGCCGATGACTGGAATGCCAGCCAGGGCAACTTCGAAGCGCAACAGCGCGCTGATGAGCAGTCTGAGCGCGCTGCCAACAGGGCCGCGCTGCACCCGCCTCGTGGTGATCTTCAGTCCTTGGACGAAGAGACCAAGCGTATCCGGCAAGAGAGCGAATCCGGAGGCGGCTGGGTGGACGAAGAGACGGAACCGACACCTGTGGAAGAAGAGGACTGGATGAACGAAGGCAACCCCTTTCCTCGCGGCACTCCGTGAGAGTAATATTAATTTAAATAAAAACTTATTGAGTGATATAATTACTGTGAAAGAGAGGTGACTTTTGTCAACCCGTAATAATGAAGACCGATTTTCGGCACCCCAACCAGATACAGATATCCCTATCGACGTTCTAGAAGAGGAGCCCCTAGGCCCTAATCCTTTTTCGTTTGTTGTTCCGACGGAGTTTGTAGATCTCCCGAGTCGTGGACAGTTTTATTCATCGACGCACCCTTTGCACGGCAAAGAAACAATTGAGATTAAATATATGACTGCGAAGGAAGAAGATATTCTCACCTCTCAGAGTCTTTTGGAAAAGGGACTTGCGCTGGAGCGCCTCATGGCTAATCTTATTGTGAACAAGCGCATCAAGCCCGATAATCTATTGAGCGGCGATCGCAATGCCATTTTAATCGCTGCCCGAAAGTCGGGCTATGGGGCGCAATACGAAACCAAAGTTGCGTGCCCCAGTTGCGGCGAAACAGATACTCATAACTATAATCTTGATGAGGCAGTTGTTAGTCTCGTTCCTGAAGGCAATGAGCTAGCTGAGCTTAACGTACGAAAGAGCAAAAATGGCCACTTCACTATAGATCTCGAAAAAAACCCAGTCACTGTAGAGTTTCGCCTTCTTACCGGTAAGGAAGAGATGTATCTGCTACGCTCGGCCGAGAAGAGAAAAAAGAAGAAGCTAGCGCAACAGCTAATCACCGATCAGCTAAAACTAATGATTGTTTCGATCAATGGATATACAGATAAAGACCTAATAGAACAGTTTGTTGACACCATGGCACTTACGGATGTTAAGATTTTGCGCAAAGGGGCCCAAGAGGTAACCCCAAACATCGAGTTGCGAAAGGAGTTCGTCTGTGACCAATGTGGTCACGAGGACGAAATCGAGTTTCCCTTTACAACCGACTTTTTTTGGCCTCAGTCATGAGTACATGGAGAATGTCTATGAGCAGTTCTTTATATTAAAGTATCACGGCGGTTGGAGCTTTACTGAGGCATACAGTTTGCCCATTAAACTACGCGAGTGGTTCCTTAAAAGACTTATCGACCAGAAGAAGCAAGAACAAGAGGCCGCAGAAGAAGCGTCTAAGGGTTCTAAAGGCTCTAAAAGCGAAAGAACTGTTTTAGGCCCCGGTGTAAATCCACCTAAGCTTTAATCAAACTAAAGACTAATTATTCTGTATAGATGCGAGGTTTACAGAATGAGCGATAGTGAACTAGTCCCAGTAGTTATTAATTTAAATGCATCCCGCGAAGAAAAGCTGAACGAAAGCTTTCTTACGATGTTTGGAAGCGCGGTGGAGTCCATGCTAAGCCAAATGTTTGG